GAATTCCTCGTCACTTATCCTGGGGACCTCTTCCGCCATAAGTCTTAACCTACCCTTGAGTTTCTTTAATCTGTCACTGAAAGCCCCTTTAAGAGGGAGTGGAGTTCTAACATATTCATCATCAACTTTGACCATAAACACTCGCTCCACAACCCCCCGGGTCAGGGTTTCAATATCTGCGTTATGCAACCCATACGCCCTTCCAGTACCTAAATCGGCTACACTATAGTATTTCCGATCAGGGCACACCCCATCCAACACATGCTTAACCAGTTTTTCCCCTTTCCGTGTCTCTACTTCCACGTTAGTTGGTGAAGAAAAACCATGGTACAGACTGGGGCCACATCAATTGGAAAACTCTAGTTCAGGCAACACCTCGCCCCTGAACCAGCCTCCCAATCTCTGCCACCACCACCTGTCACCGCATCGCTTTCGGTAGTTACCAGCTCTCACCCTCGCATACCTCGACATGAGAATAGCTCGTGCCTCTAGATCAACCTCGTTTGGGATAAATACCAAGTTTGTGATGGTGTCAATGACACTCGCTCGATCTTTAGCCCTGATTTCAGGGAAGTCTTGGACAGCTCGATACACCCATTGTCTAACTATGATCCTATTTGCATTGGACATAGTCGGTAACCCAAACTTTTCTTTAGCGAGATCATAAATATGTCTCTTAAATTCGGATATCCTAGCAAGATGCGCCGCTTTACTAACCGGAGGGTTGTTTGCACCTCCACCCCCACCTTTTGAGGGATTTTTGCCACCATCCGGGGATGATGCTGGTGGGTTTTTGGCCCCACCGCCACTGCCCCCGGTCGTTGGAGGACTTGAAGTCTTGGGGAGACTCTTCGGCAAGCTATCAACACAACTAGCTTCCGGGACGGATCCAAATTTTTTATCCTGGTATGAATAACCCAGTGTTATCGAGTTAATGCCACGGGCATAACAGTTTCTACCATCCAGGAACACATTAGGCTCCCACGTGTCGAACAAATGTTCGCTAGCATGACGCCTCAATACACCGAAGAAGCATTGTTCATCCAATGAACTCCCGATGTCAGTATCATCATCACTAGTGGTAAATTCCTCATCACCCGCTCCCATCACTTCTTCAACGCCGTAGCCACAGACAATATTGAGTTCAAAAACTGCGTTGAGCCAGACAAGTCCGTCTCTAAGCGCAACATCCTCGGTAGGTGGGCCGTAGGTTGGGTTTCCAGAATGAACAACCACCTTACGGTCATTATCCACTCTTTCCTTACCATCTCCCAACGGTTCTGCACCAACTTTATCATCTGCGTCTCCTGTGCAATGCCTAGGGTCAATTGCAACGTCCGATCCTGGTTTCCCAAGAAAGAAGTCATCCTCGATACGATCTCTATGGCCCAATAGTGCCATAGTGCTTCTCTCTGTTGACTCAACTGGGACGAAATCCCATCTGTTAAGCCAACCCAGAAAGCGGTTGATCGGGTTCGCGGCCCCATCAACCCTTCCTCCACTCCTCGATCTACTCTTTCTAACAAGTCGCAATTTTTCATTTTTAACTGCTCGCGTTATGCTATTCCAAGTTCGATTCATTTCGGTCGCGCGCGGGATTCACATGTGT